AAGCACATATCCAGATGCTGCTGGTGTATTTCCATTAAAAACTGATGTTGCTATTGTTGGTAAGGTCAATACTGATGTTATACTACGCATGAATGAAGTTCATATCAGAGCAGGTAAACACGAAAACGATAATATTTTAAAGCTAAACACAAAAAATCCAGCAACAATTAGTATGGTTTATGAACCAACTGGCGATAGCGAAGAATATTATAGCAGCACAATAATGATGAGTGATAAACTCGCAATACTTTCACACAATGGAAATCCACAATTTAAAGCAGCACGTGTGGAAGCCAAGGACAGAGAAAGAATATTTGCCGAAGGACACCCAATTGCAAGGGGAGATGTTCTTGTAGAGGCACTTAATATCATACGACAGGCACTTATAGGTCATATCCACGGTTATTCTAACTTACCAGCAGATAAGAATTCAGTTATAAGTGACTTAGAAAAAATCAATCTTGACGCAATTCTACAAAAAAACATTGTAACTAATTAAATTTTTTGTACATTTGCTCTCATGAATATTGATATCCCAATACCACATCAGTTATTTACAGCATTTAATAATGTCACGTTCTATGATGAACCACATAAATATTATGTGGATGACAAGGAATTGATTAGTGTTACCACCTTGATTCACAGGTATCAAGAAGAATTTCAGGAAGATTATTGGTCGCAATACAAGGCTAATGAACATAAATTAACTCAAGCTGAAATTCTTCGAGCATGGAGATTCATAAATAAAAAAGGTACTATTAAAGGTTCGGCAATTCATGACTATGCTGAGAATCTATTTTTAAATAAGATTTATGATTACCCTGAACGACTAATTTTAAATGAATTTGGTTTTGACCCTGTTAAACCAGAGTACGAAATAACTAAAAAGCATGTTGATAAATTCTATAACGAGGTGAGGGGTAAACTAATCCCAATTCGAACCGAAATGATTGTTCACGATAAGGAATCTCTTATTGGTGGAATGCTCGACATCTTATTCTGGAATGTCAAGGCACAAGAATTTCAAATCTGGGATTGGAAAACCAATAAAGATTTTACTGAGGAAGAAAAGGGAAGGCATTTGCGTGATGATTTATACATGCTTGAAGACTGTGATTTGGAAATCTATTCATTACAGCTTGAAATGTATAAACAGATTATCGAGAAACATGTGCCAATTAAACTTGGAAAATCGTACATTGTTTGGTTTAGTCATAATAATGATAATTATAGAATAATCGAAACCAAGAATAGGGAATATTATGTGAAAAAATTAATCGAGAATAGAATCCAAGAATTAGCTGCATAAAAAAAGCCACAACTAAGTGGCTTTTTAAATCTCTGTTCGTATCTCTTATAAGTTAAGAATACATCTCCAAGGTTGAATTTCCAATGTGATGTTGGTAAGGTCATCAGTTCCGTAATCGTTTTCACCAAAGTCAATCGATGTAATCATACATTGTTCCAAGAACCATTTTTCTACCTCAACACCAGTTGGGTCTAATGCTTTCAATAATATATTTTTCTTATATCCTGCAGCATAACCCATACGACCTGTTAAAGATTCTGCGTGTAGACGAACCCATTCCATAAGTTGCTGAGATGTAGACGGACCAATTGGGTCAAGGAATGTCAATGACATTGCTTCCCATGTATATCTACCTGCAACATAGTTTCGTTCGTTCATATAGTCAATTTGTACCGAATTAATTTTCATTGAAGGTCTTTTGAATTTCTGGACTTTCCATACTTCAATACCTAATTCATCTGCAAATTCTGCAAAGAATCGGTTAACCCTTTTCGGTTCGTAATTAAACGGGATACCCCTAATCATTTCTCCTGCCATGTTATTTAGTTGTTAATTGTTTTATATTTATTTTTACGTTTAATAATAAATACTCTGTGAATCAAAAACGAATTATAATTTTGGTATAATACCAGTCCTTAAATATAATCTGTATGGTGACGAGGTTTTATTATTTAAAAAACGTGCTTTTTTTTCTTCATAAGATTCTTCTTCCGCTTCTTCTTCAGCTTCATCCTCTAAATCTTCTTCTACCTGCTCTTCAGCTTCTTCTGTTTCACCTAAAAGGTCGATTTCAATTGGGTCGTTAGTAAAAACAACTTCAATTGGTTTTTCTACTGGAACTTCCATTTTAATTTCTTCAACGGGTTCTTCGATTGTTGACTCAGTAACCTGCTCAATTAATTCTTTAGGTTCTTCTACAACTTCTTTTTTTACGACAGGTTCTTCAGACACTTGGTTAAGAACACTTTTTTTATTTCTTGCCATCTTATTTTAATTTAAATCAATATTATTTCTCATAAATACTTATAAAAAAGAAAACCCACAAAATGTGGGTTTTCCAATTTCAAAAATTACATTATGCACCAACATCGGCAAATGATGCACCAGAGGGAGTAATCGTAAATGTAATACCGATGAATTCGACTGCACGAGTCGGTTTTAAGAAGATTTCACCGTAAAGTTCGTTTCTATCACGAGTTTCTGGTGTATTGTTACTATCATCCATCTTGATTCTGAAGTCATATAAACCTCTTTCTCTCTTGATAGTATCAAGAATTGGAGTTGCTTTAGACAAGAACTGGTCAATTGTTGCTTGGTCGTTCTGCTCGAATACAAGTCTGATTGCGATGTTAGCAATAAGAACCTTGATTTGAAGCAGTAACCTACGAACATTGATTCTGTCGAGAGCACTTTCTTTAACCTGTAGCGTCTTTTGTCCGAAGATTGCAGTTCCTGCATCAGCAAAGTCAGCCATTGGGTTAATTCTACCTTGATATAATGTATCACGAGCATCAAGACTTAGCTTATACTTAGATTTCCTTGCGTTTGTTACACCACGGTTTAGACCAGCAGGTGCGAACCAAGGGAATGAAGTATTATCCGTATATGCCATTGCCCTTACTACTTCACCTGTTGGTGGAATGTAAACATTGACATTATTTTCTGTATCACGCATCTGAATCCAAGGGAAGTATGTACAACTATAACTTGAATCTATGTCTGCTGTATCGAGTAAATCAACGATATCTTGTGAAGCAAGAATGTCTGCTTTACCACCATCACCAATTGTTGTGACGATATTTACATCAGGACTATCAATAACATATAGTGTATCAGTTCTTTGCTGCTCAATCATCTCAATTGTGTCTTGAACCAAGATATTCTGGTCACTCCAGTTAATTGCAGGAGTTGCAAATACGTTGATTGTAACTTCTTCTGGATTAGCAAATGTTTGAATTGCGGTTTGCCATGCTTGGAAGTCATTAGTTGGATTACCATTTGGACTAACACCATCATAAATTCCATTTAGACGGAAATTATCGCCATATGAGTGTCCAATTCTATTAACATCCCAACCATCAAAACCACCTGCAGGGGCAAAAGTGAATTTTCTTGTATTGATGTCATAATAAACATCGGTTGGGTCAAGAACATCATCAATGGTCTGGAATTTACCAGCACCCGCATCGAATCCATAACCAAATGAAGTAACACCACTTGCATCAATATCCATGTGGAAACCATTTGTTTTCACGTGACTACCAGTACTTACCATTCCATTAAAGTTAAAGAAATTCTGGTTAATTCCTGTTCCAATCACACCAGCAGCATCATAAGCATTCTCTGAAACACCAAGATATACCTTTTTAATTCTTTCGTCATCGTTGTATTCTGTCTTGTAGAAAATCTTAGGAGCAACACCGTCATTTGATGGGTCACTTGTTGCTGACATAGCGTAGTTATTGAATAAGTAACCTTCGAAACCAGCAGGGAAATCGGCAGGACTAACATCTTCTGCCATTTCAACCATAACATAACTACTTTGAAGGTCGTATTCTGCATCACTTGTACCGATACGCTGTGCAATATAGTTATTATTACCTTTAACTAAACCACATCTTGTGAAGGTTTCTAATACTCTTGGATTATCATCAGTATCATTAAAGTCACGAATAACCACATCGAATTCCAATGCGATTGGATTGATGTTTGTGATACTGATTTTAATCTCTTGGTTTGCAGCATTACCGTCAGAAATGCTAATGAATTTAAATAGTCTACTTACTGCACTACCTTTAATCTCAGACACAACCCAAGGAGTTTCTGGGGTTTTAAATTGTGTTTTATAATTGGTGTAGAAGCTTGATGAACATACAAGTAAATCATCATTTACACCAAATGCGTAAGGAGAAACAGTAGGAATTCCATAACTTGTAAATCCAGATGTTGCACTATAATTAAGAATTGAATCACCATCGCCATCAAGTTTCTTAATTAAGTCACCATATACTGCTTCAACCCAAATCATGGTTGTTTTATCTTTTGGTTCGAAACCAATTACGTTTGGTAGAAAGCTGCTTGCATCTTCGTTTAGAGAAGCGGTGTATGATTCAGTTTCACCTGTTGCTGCAATTAGACCGCCCGTTGCAATTAGTTTAAATTGACCAAAGAGGTTTCCAATGCCAGTCAACGTAGTATTTCCAGAAACAGGTAATTCGAGTTTAAATGTATCGAAGATTGTTGTTGGTGTAGCATTTACATTATCCTGAACCCTACCTCTACTTCTTACTACTGCCAATACCATATTCTTATAGTCAGTATATTCAGCAGCAGTAAATGTGGTTGCACTTACAGTACATAGTCCACTAAGTTCTGTTGAATTATATGATGTACATATGAATTGATAACTAACACCAGTAAATGTAGTACTAAGTTTATCAAAACCCGCAAAGCTTACGCCAGTATCGTTCACAGCATTTAACGATACACCAAGATATGCGCCATCAGTAAATGGTACATTTGTTGTTACAACTGTTGAACCACTTATTGCAATGCTTTCTGGGTCAACACCCGAACTCAATGTAATCGCCCACGCCTTACCTGCATCATATCCACTAAGACCCAAAACTCTGGTTACCCAAAGCTGATTTGAATCACCAAGATATGCATTTGCTACATACGGTAATTGGTATT